GTACGCAATACTTTCTTATGGTTGGATTTGCGTTGCGCTCACGGTTAATCCCAATGCAATCAATGCAGCTTCAGTAGATGCATTAAAGAAAATAGCCATATCGGTTTCTTCGCCTGTCAAAGTCAAAGTGTATCCAGTAAGGTCACCCATGGCACCACCCGTTACTACACTTCCTCCTGTAACCTCGGCTCCGTATTGTTGTCCTACCAAGAAATAATTACCATTCTTGTCAGCCACAATGATTTGAGGGCGACCATAGGCAATTAACTTCAACGCCTTGTTTGTAAGAGCGTCTAATTTAGTAAAACTTAAATTTAAGGTCTGCGTATAAAACGTAGTTCCTGTGTCCCGACTTACGTTTGGAGTTTGCTCTAAAGAAGAAGCGTTATTCTTTAAGTCAAACTTGTAGGCGGTAGGAGTACCTGCAACAGCCGTAATCTTGTTCGTGGTTGCGTCTAAGGTGTATCCGGTCATATCGCCATAATCCATAAAATAGACTGCAGTAAGTCCACCTACTGCATCTTTACACGGGATAGCCCGTCCGGTAGTTAAATTACAAGGCATAGTTTTTAAGTATTAAAAAAGGGGATGAGGGAATTTCCCACACCCCCCTTTTAAGTTTAATAATCAATTAAGAGTACAATACTACTTCGCTACCAAGACCATACTGAACGGATGCAGTATAGCGCATGATGACACGTACATTTTGTGAGCCATCCAAGTCGCTCATGTCAATCAACTTAACTTCCTGAGAATCAGACAACAAGCCAGTTCCGAAATACAAGTTTTCTTTTTGAGCAGCGACAATCTTGTTTGAGGTCAGACCTGGGCACATTGCGATTTGAATTCCATCAAAGTTCAAGTTTTGATTCATTCCGTACCACATAGTACCTTGTGCATTGATACCATTAGCACCTTGACCTCCAACCGTGGTAGAGATTGCGCTAAAGCCACCCAATGCACGCACATAAGCCTTGGCTACGTTTTGTGGAACGTAGATAGTCAAATCCTCCTTACCATACAATGCAGTAGGAATAGCGTCTACAACCTTACCTAATTCCGTAATTACGTTAGCAGCGGTAATTGTAGTTCCTACTACATCAATAACGTCTGCGTCGGCAGCCATCAAAGTCAAGAATCCGTCAAACTCACCTGCGGTAGCGTTAACTCCAGCCCAAATGGTCTGCTCAGTCTTCTGTGCTACTTTAGCCGCAACTTGTGCAATCAAGAAGTCAGAAAATGCAGGAGGCAATTGGTCGTATACGGAAATACCCATCTGTACTGCTTCCCAGTCAGAACGGAAATCCTTCTTACACAACTGCAAGTTTACTTGAAACTCTTCTGGCTGAATAATACGTTCAGTCAAGGTTACAGTTGAAGTAGCATCAAAGTCGCAAGTAGCATTCTTTACGATGTCATTCGTTGCGAATTTCTTTACTACTTCTTTGTACTTGACATTAGGCATGATACTGATGTACTGCTTGTCAAGGGTTTCAGCGGACAACAAAGCGGCTGCAATGTATTTGCCCGCAAACTGACCGGCATACGTTGAAGTAATGCTGGTGGTCGTTGCAAAATTGCGTTTACGATTGTTCATGGTTTTTGATTTAATTATTTGTGTTATCCTAAAAATGAAAATAAGTCATCCTCTATATAAGTGCTTAAGTTATCGGCTAACTCTTCAATGGATGTCATTGCAGATACCAATTCATCGTATGCGCTTAATTCAGATGGGTCAATGCCTAATGCGTTAGCGGCATTCTCTAATTCAGAAGTAAGACTTTCTGCTTCTGAATATGATTGCTCGGTAGCATTTACAAAAGATTCATACTCTTGATAAAACATGTTTGCCTCGGATTCAAACTGCTCTTTTAACTGAAGAATGCGGTCAAATTTCTGTGATAGTGCAGTTTCTTCGGTTACATAACCAAAAAGTTTTTGAGCAAGCTGCAAAGCATCGTCAACCAAAGCAAGTTCTACCTTACGAACCTCTTCCGACAGAT